GTTAGCATCAATGCTACGAAAATTCTAAACCACAGACATTGCATCTTAAAAGATTTTTACCAATGTAGCTTCTTTGTTCTCTTGGGTGTTTGCAGTTTTTTCTTTTTTCGCCATATTCAACAGCTTTTTGTTTTGTTTCGTTTGACGTTTCAGAAAATATTTTTTTTGATACTATACTTTTCATAAGACTTTCAATTTTAAGAACCGCACTAATGCTAACAGCAATTTGCATCAATGCCTTTGGCTTGGTTATTAATTTAAAGTTTTGTTTTTATTTGTTGTGTTTGGTCATAATCCGAAAGATTAGTTTTTTTTTGCAAAGGCACTAATGCAAGTTGCAAAACGTTGGGAAAAAGTCTCCGACTTCTTCCCAACCAGCGGAGCTTTCCAAAGGAAGAAGCTCTTTCAGACCTTCTCCCAACTTGACCTTTGCGCAAGCGCAAACGCCTTCGCAAAGCTCCGCTGGTTATAGGGTATTTGTCGAATCTGTTAAAACCGCTTTCACACCGTTTTGCATTTTACATTTTTCACACCTTGTTACCTTAATGGTTCTACTATATTTTGTGTCTTTAAAAATCATTGTAACGGTGTTTCGCTCACCGCAGTAGGTACAATTTACTTTCTGTTTAATTTCAGCCATAATTTTAAATTCAAACGCCCTATAACAAAGTCTAAAAAGCAATTGCCACTAAGCGTGTTATCAAGCAGTATTTGTTAATAGGCAACTGCTTTTAGCCTCGTCCGTTATATTTTATTAAATTCTTACACAAAAGGCGGTTTTTTTTATACAATTCTTACAAATTTACTTTTTTTCACCCCTTGAACGAACTTCTTGATAATCCATAATTGCAGATTCAATTTCAAACATCGCATCTTCTTTTGCTTTTTCAATTGCTTTAGATAATATTTGCTTTTGTTTTGTGATTACAATTGATAATTCTTTACGGTCTAACACATATAAACTTGCAATATTCTCATTTTCAGATTCTAAATTCTTAAAAACAGATTGAATGTTTATTGCAAAAATCTTTTCAACTAGTTCAACTGGCAATAATCTACCCGCTAATTTTTCTAATTGAACTCTTTTTAGTTCAGCTTCACGTTCAGCACGGTCAGCTTCTGCCATTTTACGCCTTAAATCTAAATCAGCATATTGTTGTTGAATTGCAGTAAGCGGAATTAAATCTTCACTTTTTGACTTAACCTTTTTTTCATAACTCAAACCGATTAAATTAGCATTTACTTTCAGTTGCATTTCGGAAATTAAACTCTTATTTATTGGATTATCAGTATCAATTAACCCATCTGCACCCCGAATAAGTTTTCCACGTTGCACCCAACTCTTTACCGTGTTAGGCTTTTGTTTATAAGCATCTGTAAAATCTTTAACACTATATTTTGCCATTTTTTATTTTTTTTGCACCCACAAATATAATAAATCGGGTGCGATTATAGGTGCATACTTTAAAAAAGGGTTATGAGTATGAAAGTCGGGAGTCGCAACACATTGCGAGGGGTACCGTTTTACTTCACAGTACCTAAACAAAAACAATAATAAGCCGTCAATCACGTTGTTTTTTTTTGATTTGAGCCACGATAACAAATAAATAATATATCTACTCATTTGAATTGTTTTTATTCGCTTATACATTAATTAAATTAGTTTGTTTCTTTTTAAGACTTCACTTAGTTCTTTCTTTGGTCTATTCCTGCAATTAGTACATGTGCATCCATCTAATACAAATCTACCACATCCAACGCCAAACAAATAGTTTTGTTTTATCATTTCATTATACTTACCATTATCAATCCATCTTTGCAAAGTGTTTGGATTTGTTATTCGAGTTGTTCCTGAATAGTTTGTTTCTGAATATATCATTTGTCTATTCTTTTTCCCTTTCTTTTAGCATTGCATCAGCATACATATAGCTTTTTTTAACTACTATTTGAATATGTCTTTCATCTATACATAAGCCTATTCCTTCAGTAGAGGCTATAATTAATTTCATTGCTGAACTAGCAAAATAATCTCTTAGTGTCATTCCGAATTCTTGACCTTCATAAACTGTTCTACATTGCATAGCGCTTTCTCTATGGTCGATTATATAACTTGGATAAGCACTCGGGTTTTGTGGTTTTTTTTCTTGATTTTTCATTGTTCTAAAATATTAATTCAGTTCTATCTATTCCGTTACCTCTTATAACAAAAATAAGTGTGCTATTACGATGTACTTTTGTGTAGTTTAATCCTGCTCTTTGAAGCTTTGATTGTAGTTCGTTTGGTGTTAAGTGTCCTGCTAAATGATTTTCTATTAAGGTTTTAGCCGTTTGAATTAATTCGTTTTCAGATAATTTAATTTTTGCCATGGTTAGATTATTGTTTTTATGATTAGTAAACCGCATACAGCTCCGATACCAGCTCCAAATGCATAGGTTAATTTTTGATTTAATGTTGATATTGCGACTTTTGAAACATTAAAAGCCCAAAGTAAGCTAATTAAGAAACTTACTATAAAAACTCCAATAATGTATCCTTTAGCTATTAGCATGGTATTTATAGCTACAAGTCCTACTTGAAAGAATGATTGTAAAAATATTTTCATTTGGTAATGATCTTTAAATTTAAAAAGCAAGGGCGGAATTTCCCCAAATTTTATGATACGTTACTATCAAAAACCGCCCCGCTTTATTTTGGTTTTAATACCTACTTACTTTACTTCGATAGGTAGTGTGCAAGGTAAATTTATATAAAATCAAATCACGTAATTATTATTAAACTTCAAAACTTGCAAAATCTTTTTTTATTACTTCATAGGCTTATTGTTTAGGTTTTATTGTTTTTGTTTTTAATTTTTTCCAGCCTTCTTTGATTATAACTTTTACTTTATCTGGATGTACTAATCTAGATGTTTTACCATTTGTTAGCCATACATAACCGTCTTTTATTCTTTGAATTTCTATTTGCTTACAAACATCTAAAGCTTTTTTTGCCTTTTCAACATATTTTTTAGAATTTGTATGTAATCCAACAGTTCCCATATCAATAGAATCTACTTTATCTTTTTTAATTACTGTTAAAATTGATTTATCTAATTTACTCATGATTTCAATTCCGTATGTATGTTAAACTTCATTTCGCTAATAGTTTGAGTGTTTTCTGATTGAATTTGCCATTCTTTTAATAAGTTTGATAGTAAATTATTCTTTACTGATTCTTTACTTAATGCTAAAAACGTTTCAAATAATGCTTTTTCTTCGCTTTTAAGATACATCATATAGTTTGAGTAGTATTTATCCAATTCATTATCTAAAGTATCTAAAACATCAAAATAACGCTGTTTGTTTTCAAAATACCCAGATTCACGATATTTGATAAAAAGCATTTGACTTTTTTTGTACAAATACTTCATTCTGGATTTACTTTTGTTGAGTGTTGATTGTGTAGACATATTAAATAAATTTATCACAATATTCATCACATACTTTTTTACACTCACATTCTCTATTCATTACTTTTTGAAATGATTCTTTTGAACGTTCTACTTTGGTATCTTTTTTTAGTTCCCATTTCCAAAATAAGTAAGCTACAACTAATAAGCAAATACCAGATAAGAATAAAATATCAGTTAACATACCTATTGAACTGATTAAAAATAAAATTGTTGTTTTCATATTTTTTAATTTTTCTATTTGTTTGATGTGGCTAAATTACAAATATTTTTCATTCGTGCAAATTTTTTTGTAAAAAAATTATAAAAAATTTTACATTATATTTCTAAAGCATAAAAAAACCGACCTTTTACAGTCGGTTAATATTAAAATGGTAAATCATCTTTTTCTTCTTCATATTGGTCAATTGCACTTTCTGATAAAGACTCGCTTTGAATTGGTGAAGGTTCTCTAAATCCACCCCAGTAAATTGCATTTCCTAAAATCGGTAATGATTTACGTTCATCATCTGTCATTACATCATATTTTTCTTTAGGAATGTCTTGTTTAATCAAATGAGTATCTTTTGAATCTGTACGCTTTTCTTTTAGTTCAATTGCTGTTAAGCCTAAATAAGCACCTTTTTCACCTTGATAAATCATGTTTTCTTCTAATGGAATAATTAAGCATTTTATTTTTTTGCCATCTTTTCCACTCATTTCACGCTCTACGTGTTTTAATTGTTTCAAGTTTAACTTGATTGAAATGTTTGCCATTGTATTATAAATTTAAAGTGTTATTTAAATAATTTTATTAATTGTTTCAAATCTTCAATTGTTTTGCAATTTGGAACATCATTCCAGAAACCACATGATAATTTAATTTCTACATTATCAATTCCAGAAACTTCAATTATAAATTTTTCTTTTGTTAATGTAAATTCTGTAAAATCAATACCATCTTCTGTATATGAAGTGTCAATAAATCCTAATTCTAATAATTCGTTTTGATTCATAAATTTAAAGTTAATTGTTTTGGCTTTTGCCATTCTGCTAATCCTGTGCTAATATCGATTAAATCTTCAAAAACACAATTAGTAACCCTATGACCACATTTGAAAATATAAGTAGTTCCAGTTACTTTTTTAAGTTCAAATATTTTATCTGAGTTAGGTTCTGGATATTTAAAGAATTTACCTTTAGTCATTAGTTAATCGATTTAAACTATATCCGTTTTCTTTTGCCCATTCTGGATTTTCTTCTACGTACTTATGCCCATCACGGCTTAAAGCAACCCAATAACGAGTGTCTAATAACAATCTACCTATACGCCCTTTCATGTGGTGAACGTCTGTTGTTGGTTTTCCTGTAATCGGGCATTTTTGATTTTCTGGTCTTCCTAAAAACTCAATTCTTAAAACTAAATACTTTGCATTTTCTACTTTTCGTTTATCGCTTACTTGCTTAATAGGTTTGTAAAGTGATTTTAGTTGTAAGTTTGGTTTTCGGTTCTTGTTTTGGCATTTAGGACCACAATACTTAACTAAACTATTGTATTGTTTAAATTCATTATTGCAGTCCTTATCTGCACACTTTTTTAGCACAAAGCTCATTACCCTACTTTTTGAAGTTTAGGCAAATTTAACCCGCTTTCTGGAGATTCTTCAACTACTTCTGAAAACAATTCAGGGTCGGCACGTTTATCTTTGAATAAGTATTGAAACACTTCATCATTAATAGCATCTACAATAGCGTCAATTTCTTCTTCAAATCCGCTTTCAGAATCTTCTAAATTAATTTTTGAAGTTGAAAGATTTACAATTCCACCATGCAAAGTATTAAAAGTTGCATTAATAACACAAAGTCTATTATCTACACTTACCGAAGTAACATCTAATAAAGTTAGATTTTCTGCACTTGGTTCAATGTAAAATTCACGACAAACGTATTCACGTAATTGATTGTAAAGTGAAACTAAATCAATGTGCGGTTTTCCTGGAATTTTCACATCGTAAATTCTTTTTTCAATGATTTCTTTTTCATCATGTAAATAACTATAACTTGTAACTGCTGTACCCTTTACTAATTTGAATTTCTTTAATTCGAAATTAGCCTTTTTTGCGTCTTTAATTTTTGACATATTTATAAATTTAATTGATTACTTAAAAAACAAATCCATTTGCTCCTGTTGAGGTTTTAACCTACCATAAATACGAATTATCATACAATGTTCCCCACGTTCAAACTTCATTCTAATATCATCGATATACTTTGTTGTGTCATCGTGTATGCAATTCAAAGTTATGATTTCTTTTCCTTTTATTGATGCGTTATCTAATTGTCTTTTTGTTGGTGTTTTCATTACGTCCAATAAAAGTTTTAAAAAAAAGTAAGCTTTGTTATCTAAATCGATTTCTTTTGTATGCCTATATTCTAACTCAATTCTACATTTGTCAAGTTCTGGAATGTATTTTATATTATCCCTAAGGTAAATTTTACATTCTTGAATTATCTTTGATGTAATGTGGTATGAAGTCCTATCTGCATAAAATAAATTGGCCGTTAAATAAAAATCTTGCTTTGTTATCTTTTCACCTTTGGAATTAAATTTTTCTTTTTTATAATTCAATGTCCATTTTGTTGGAGGTGAATGTAATATTATTTCTTTAATCAGTTCCATTTTGTAAAGTGTTTTTTAGTTCTTGCAAAGCATCATTACATTGATTTTTAGAGTTAAATTTCCATTTTAAAACTTCCTCATTTTTTAAAACAAAATAGATAGTGTTTGACTCTTTAAAATTATTAAAAAATACTTTTCCAAAAACTTCAATGTCAATTCCAAAAAACTGCACTTCACTAACTTTTATTGATGGATGTATTATCCATTCCGATATAAAAAATTTATCCATAGTTATTAATTTTAGATTCTAATGTTATTTCTGAAAATTCAAAATAAGGTTTTCGTTCTTTTTTTACAATTGGAATAGTTATATACAAATTGAAAATTTTATAAATCGTTTCAAATAAGTAAAAGTTTAAATTTTTGCGATTTTTAGCTTTTTTAATTAAATCTGGTTTAATTCCAAAACTATCAATTTTAATATAAATAGTTGTTTTTGAAAGTCCAGTTATATTAGAAATATCTTTTGCCGTATAATATTTATTTTCCATTTTCCAACTGTTTTAATCGATTATAATAAAATTGATAAGTTTTAACAGCCGATTCAGATATTTCTTTTTCAGTAATAGACTTTTCAAATGTTTTTATTTTTCCATTGTTATCAACTTCAATAAACCATTTGCCTTTTTTATTTACCGGATAAACTTTAATTCCAGATGCTAAACAAAAACTCATTTCTTTACTTATTGTTGGAACTGAATTCAAGTTGTGCATTGAGGCTTTTGATTTCGCTTTCATATTTGGCTTTTAAATTACTTATTTCAAGTTTTAAATGATATAATTCATTTTCTAACTTCTGACTTCTTTTAACCTCATTAGAATACTCAGCAACTGAACCCTTAGCAATAGTTTGAATTGTACTGCAATAACTTTGAATTCTAAACAAAGCCATAATAATTTCTAAAAATTGTGCCTTATTTGACTCTTTTGCCATTGAGTGCCATTCATTAACCTTTTCAGAAATAAATATCAAATCTGTTTCATTTTTATTTTCTAAAATCCAATGAGCCGTATCGGCATAATCAAAACGTTTTCTTTGCTGTTCCAAAAACTTTGAAACTAATTTTATTTGATTTTGCTCTATTTGGTGATTAGCCCTTTTTTTTTCTTCTAAACTATCCATAAGTCAATATTTTAAAATGGAACCTCATCTTCATTTTCATCTAATTTTTTTGCATTTGGCTCTAAATATTCTTTTGCAGCATAAACACGATTATTATTTTCGTTTATGTGATAAAAATTATATTTTACCAAATCCAAATACAATTCCGTCATTCCTTGCTTTGCTACTGATTTTGGTTTTGCTTTTTTAATATAAACTTCAGTAGTATTGCTTGAACCCTCAGGACGATGCACTACAATAATGTTTTTTCCATTATTCCACCATTCGGACCCCCCTTTTAAATCATCTGGACCAGGAACTTTACGTTCACCTTTTGATGTTTTCTCATTTCCTAAACCTTTTGGATGTATAACCGTATGTAGATGCATTTTGTATTTTTCTGCAATCATATTTCGATACGATAAAACATCTTCTAAATATTGATCATCCCTCATACTTCTATCATGTTTTAAATCTTTCCAACTATCAATGGTCATTGTTTGAATACCTCCGATAACTTCACTTGAATAGTTAATCCCAAAATCCCAAAACTCGTAAGGGGTTATTTTAGCTTTCTCATCTGTTTTGTGAAGTATAAAAAAATGATTTAAAACCCAGTCTAAATTTTTTGAAACTTCTAATTCTGTGATATAATTTGACTTGTAACGCTTATCAAATGTTTTTCCAGTCTTTTTATGAATCAGCAAAGAAATTATATCTTCTTGCGTTCCAACATCCGGAACATACAATAAATGTTTCCAGCCATAAAACAAAGAAGTATTTAAAAGCAATTCAATTAAAAGTTCAGTTTTACCACTTTGAGGATAACCCGTCCAATCGCTAACTCCTGGCAAACTCATTGTATAAAATTCATGTAAGTTTGGAAAACCTAAATACTTGCCTCTTAAAGCTCCTTGCTCTCTATACTTCATTATGCTGTCATGGCTTGTAGAAGCTTTTAATATTTCAAATCCTTTTAGCATAATTTATTTAGTGATTAGTGAAACCGCCTTTTTTTCCTTCAAAGTTTTTTAATAAAACTAATTTATTGTCATTTTTTGCTCTTTTCATCCAGTTTCTTAAAGTAGCTAACCAACCTCTATTATTCCTTTTTTTATTTTGAGAATCAGACCATAATAAAACATCCTCAATATAAAATTTTAAATCTACACCGTAATAATCTTTTTTGAATTTTTCATCTTTTGATAATTCTATTTTTAAATAATCATAACTATTCCAAATTGAATCAGAAAAAAGAATTTGTTTCTTATCTTCTATATTATTAGTTATTATATTATTGGGTGCGGTTTTAGTACTACCTACTTGTTCTAAAATAGTACTACCCCAGTACGAATTTAGTACTACCAGTTCATTTTGAAAGTATTTACAAAATTGAATGTTATTTACAACAAAATTTTCTTTTAAAATAAGTTCTTTTTCAATTAAAGAATGTAGTGTTTTAATAGTAGTAGTTCTACTTGCTCCAGTTGCATCTGAAAGATATTTAATACTACCATCAAATTTACCTTGACCATCTTTTGAAAATCCGTAAATAATAGCAAATACTAATAATTCATTTCCTTTCAATTGTAATTCATTAATCATCCAACCTTGAATTACATAATAGCTACTACTTTTCATTGTTTCTGATTTTAGATTGAACAAAAAGCATAGTGCCAATAAAAGAATAAAATTGATTTTTATCTAAATCAATGTAATTTGCATCAATAAAAACATTTTCAAAATCAAAAGATAAAATTGAAATTCTTACTTTTTCATTTTCAAGTTGTGTTACTTCAATTGTAGAGTAACCATTTTCAGTTTTGTTTGTAATAGAATGTACCATAATATAATATTAATTAAAAAGTTAAGCCCCTAATCGTTTGGCTATTGTGGAACTCGCCTCCCGATTAAGGGCTTTAATATTTTTTCCGTTACAATAATGAGTTCCACTTCATTACCCTACAAATCTATAAAAATTATTTTAAATAATCGGATGCGCTTTTCAATTCTTTTAATTTCTGATTATTTTCAGTAATATTTGAAATACACTTTTGACGCTTATTTTCAATATTTTGAACTAAAAGTAAACGCACTTCATTTAAAATTTGTACCGTTTCAAGTTCAGTAAATTCACATTCAATAGTTGAAGTTAATTCTGTAAAAACATTTTCAACTCTTTTTTGTATCTTTTGTTCCCTTGTTTTTGCTTTCCAGAACATAGCTAATAGATTTTAATTATATTTCCAAGTGTATCGCTTTGAAATGAAATATCTTCTCTTACAGCTCCGCCAAATGCGTTTTTAGCTGTAAACTCCCAATACACATCTAATGTGTGATTTATAGTATCCTCAACATAAGTACATCCTAAATTCTCAATACTTTTCGGGTCATTTGATAATTCAGATACTAAAATAAAAGCGTTTTTGTGTGGTCCACCTTCATAATAAAATAAGCTTTTAATTTGCTTATCATGAATTTGTTTTTTAGTTGGCTTACTTTCACAACTTAAAGCGGACATAAGTAACGATATAATACCCAATATAATTGCAATAGTTATAAATATCTCAACTAATGCTTTTACAATTTTGTTTCTCATAATTTTTAATTTTTAATTGTTTTCAAATAAATTTAAAGTTTGCTCTTTTTTAGCGTTTTGACTTTGTTTTAGTGAATATTCTCGTGAAATATAAATTCTAATAATTCTACCATGAGCTTGTTTATTTTTAGCAGTAGAATATCCATGAGTTAAAATTCTTTTTTCTTTAATCAATCGAAAAAAAATAGCGCCAAATACATTTGGATTTTTAGGAATACCCAATATGAAATCGCTATGATTTCTAAAATCTTCACATGAGAAAGGTTTAAAATGTGTTGAAACCCATCTTTGAGCTAAATCAAGTGCAAGATTGTAAAACCCTTGATTATTTTCTTGCACTTGTTTTATTGCTTCTTCTTTAGTTTTGAGTTGTTTGCTCATCGTCAAAAAGCGTTAAAGTTGAATTTTTTTCAGAAACAAAATCTTTATGATTCTTTGAATTTAAAGCGAAATAACTTTCTTTTAGTTCAATTGATATTGATTTTCGATTCATTTTAATAGCACAACAACCCTCTGAACCAATACCGCCAAACGGACTAAAAACGGTTTCTCCTTCGTTTGAATATAAATGTAATATTCTTTCAATTGTATCTAATTGTAATGGTGCAATGTGTTTTTCATCATTTCCATCTCGTCCAGAACGATATTGTAAAGTTCTTGAATAATCAATATCATACCAAACTGGTGAAGCGTATTTTTGCCATAAATCAACCGGTAAAAAATCTAATTTAGAACTATCAGTGTCTTGGTGCTTTATTGGCGTTTCATTTTCTCCATCATTTCTAAAAAACAAAATATAATCAGGAATACCAACTCTTGACATAATACTATCTTTTTTAATAGTTTTATGAAGCAATCCTAATGCTTTTGTTCTTTGCATTTCTGTAACTGGATTTTTCCATATTGTAGTTCTTGAATGATAAATAAATCCATTTTCTTGAAACCAATCAATTAACATTCCGCTAAAATCTCTTAATCCAATATAACCCTCTTTACCTTTTTGAATTGGCAAACCCATACAATGAATAGCACACATTCTGCCACTTTTAAGAACTCTTTTTAATTCAGGAATAAGAAACTTAAAATGATGTTCAAATTGTTTGTAATCTGATACATTTCCCATATCTTCTTCTTTATCAGAATAAACATATAACTCTGCAAATGGTGGAGAAAAAACCACAATATCCGCACAATTATCGGGTAGGTTTTTAGTTTCTTGAACACAATCACCATTAATCAAATGGTATTGATCTGTTTTAATTTCTTTGTTCATTATTTTTACTTTTGATTTTGCTGTTTTATAATTTGTTTCTGCAGAATACAAAGCCATTTCTTTAATACGTTCAAAATGCTGTTTTTCTTTTTCTAAAATAGTGGCTCTTACATTTGTTTGGCTTTCTGGAATAAGAATATGTACAACTACTTTGTTTTTTTGCCCAAAACGATAACAACGTCTAACAGCCTGATAAAATGCTTCAAATTTAAAATCATAAGACATAAAAACCATTTGACTACAATTTTGATAATTCATACCAAAAGACGCAATTGAAGTTTTAGTAATCAAAGTTTTAAATTCATTATTCGCAAATCCATTCAAATATTTAGCCTTGTATTCTGGCTTATCAGAACCTTGCACATTCACTGAATTTGGAAGTAATTTTGCAAGTGTATCGGTTTCGCTATTTTTCAAACCCCAAACAATCCATTGATTATCATTTGAATTGACAAGTTCAATAGTTTTTTGTATTCTTAAATCAAAACTTCTATTCAAGTCTTTGTGTAATTCAGTAGCAGAAACAGCAACATCTCCAAACAAAGAATTACTTGTATTTTCAACTGGAATTATATGCTCAATATATTCTATTTCTGGTAAATAATATCCATCTGAATTAAAACCTAAAGTAGACGGTTTATCAATCGCAATACTCCAACTTGATACATATTTCCAAAACGCATCTTTTGCGTGCTTTCTTAATCTCCATTTTGAAGTTTCGCCACCATCATGCACAAAAAACATAGCTAACATTTCTAAATAACTCATTCCTCCTAAAAATTCAGAATGCTGTCCAAGTTCCATGTGGTCATTTGGTGAAGGTGTAGCAGTACAACAAAGCTTGTAAGGCGTGTTTTTAAAAAGCTCAATAATCATACTTGAAATTTTACCATCTCTACCTTTCAAAATTGAACTTTCATCTAAAACAACTCCAGAATATTTAGAAACATTGATATTTTTCAATTGTTCATAATTATTGATTTCATTTGACAAATTATCAGTTGCAAAAGAATCAATTTCAATTCCGAATTTTTTACCCTCATCAATAGTTTGTTGACAAATAGCTAATGGAGCTAATAAAAGAACTGGTTTTTTTGTTTTAGCTTTTACTTGCTTAGCCCATTCTAATTGACAAAAAGTTTTTCCAAGTCCACAATCAAAAAACAAAGCGAATTTTCCTTTCCTTAAAGCAACTTTAACTCCGAACTTTTGAAAATCTTTTAAAGATTTATTTAGCTTTTTTTCTTCAATTTCAAATCCACTTTCAATAAAAGACTTTCTTTTTGTTTCTAAAAACTCTTTATACTTTTTATCCATTTACTAATAATTTTTCAGCGTCAACAACGCATTTAGTTAAAAATATAATATCCTCAGCAGGCACTTCAAACTGAAACTTTACAAAGTTTGGATATTGAATACCCTCTGGAATATAACTCAAATTATGCAATTCATTTTCTACAATGAATCTTGTTTGCCATTCGTTAAATCCTAACTTTTCAACTATTCCAGTTTCTTCTATTTCTTTACGAATTTCAAGTAATTGTTTTTCAGTAGGCATATAAGTAATAATTTCGCCTTTTGGTTTTCCTAAAATAATACAATTTGATACAACTTGCCAATAAACCTCCTTTTCATCTTTTTTGAATTGCTCCAACGTTATTAAGCCCTCATTAAGCTTTAAAAGTTGCATTGATAGTTCATAGTGTCTTTTAGGTTCAAAACACTTAATATCGCCTGCTGTGTCATTTTTAACATAATCTTTGGAACCGCTCCAAAATTTATATTTAGGATGTACGTCTGTTTGTTTTGAACCGAAAGTATATTCAATTCCTAAATGATACTTATTGCAGTAGTGTTCCATTACTTGACCCCAAATTGTAGCCTGACTACTTTTACCTAAATCAATTGAACGTCCTAATGTTCTTTCTGCTCTTTTTTCTTCGATGTAAGTTAGTGCAGGTGCGCCAAATGTTTTTCCTGTTCTATCTTTTGTTGTTAGTTTCCAAATTTGACTACTTGTGAAACGTCCTATTCTTTCTAATACTTCTACCATGTTATTTGTTTTTTTTAGTTAAAAATATTGTTTCACAAATCCTAACAATCATTGAAAGTAAAATGTAAATCATTAAGAAAGTCCAAAATGAAGTCCAAGGATATTTATTTACGATATTTATTAATTGTTCCATAATTTAATCTTTTATAAAAGTTCCGTTAATAGTGTTTCCAGTTCTATTTTTGATTTCATTCCATGCGATGTTTGCGCACTCGGTTAAGTCTAAGTTTAAAATTAATGAAATATTACGTAAATGATAAATAGAAATTTCAATATCAAGATTAATTGTAAAACAAATTGAATTTGTAAAAAGCCTTTGAAAACAGAAACTTAAATCATAATCTTCATATAGTTTTTCTTTAAACATTTCATCTTCAAAATTAATTTTTTGGCTAATTTGTTCAGCTAAAATAGTAAGCACTACAAAAATATCACCAATAGCATCTTTTTGAAGTTTGACATCATTTTTAAGAATTGTACTTGCAAGCTCCCCACATTCCTCGATTAATTTTAATCTTTGTTTTGGTGCATTTTCTGGAATAAGTAAATTTTTATCTTTAGCCCATTGTAACATTAAAGGCTGTAATTCGGTAAGGTTTAAATTATTCATTTGTTTTCTTTTTTGAGTTTAATAATTCAATTGCTTTTGCAAAGTTTGTTTCTTCTTTTTCATCAATAATTCGATTAATGTTGTTGACTTCATCACTCGATAATTTTGATTTGTCGCACTTTTCAAACAATTCAATCAAACTATCTAAAAGCAATGTTTCATTTTCTGAATCTGCATTATTGATACTATCGTAAGCTTTAGCACTTTCAGCACAAATAACAAAATGATTTTTCAAGTCTTCATTATCTCTGGCTTGCTTTGGGATTGATTTCCATAGATCAGTTAAAGCTTCCGTTCCTTTTTCGCAAATTAGCAAAGCCTCTGATTTGTATTTTTCTATATCTGGCGTTTGCTTTTCTCCTTTGCTTAACCATTCACGAACCTTTTTACCTGTTTCAATTCCTAAATAGTTTTGACCATTTCCAAATGAATCTTTTAAGAAACTTGGCAATTTTAAGAACTTTTGATTTTTACCTTCATTTACCATAAGCATTGAAGCTGTCATTTCAAACATAAAATTCTTTTCGCAAATTGGTTGTATTCCTAAAGATACTGGCTTTGTTGGGTCTTTAAAATCTGTTTTTTCTCTGGCACGAATACAACATATAATATCCATATTTGACTGCAAAAGAACATTCATAAATTGTTTATGCTGCCTTTTTGCTTCAATCCAATTTGCAACTTTTCGAGGCGTTCCATCGGCTTTTGGTGCGTTTGCAATATCATCGCATCCGCCTTCACCTTCCCATTCGTGAGTTACAGAATCAATAACCAATACTTTTACGCCTGCATCTTGAAATTCTCTAATTGCTTGTGCATATCTTGTTGGACTGAAAGGCGGATACAAATCACCTATCATAAATTGACCGTCTAAAATATCAGCATACAAAGAACCTCTTTTGTTTTCAGTATCTAAAAATCCAATTTCAGATGCTTTATCTACCATACCACGTGCAATAAGTAAAGCAGTATAAGTTTTCCCACTTCCAGAAATTCCAGCAATTCCGATAACCGCTTTTGATTGTCCGCTTTGAACTGCTCTAATGTTTAATACACTCATTTTATAAATTTTCTAAACATGTTAATACTTCATCAAACATCAAATCCATTTTTGATTGAATTGATTTTCTAAAATTTTCAGTTTCTTCATTTGGAAATTCTATAAAAACAATTTCAGTAATAAAAGAATCTTTTACAATTTCAATTGATTTTTTTAATTGTTCTTTGTCAGACTTTAAACGTTTTACTCTGGCTTTATTTTCTTTTTTAAGATTTTCTGCATCTAATTTAGATAATCGTTCATCTTCTTCTTTTTGCTTTGCCAAACGTTCAGTTTCTTCTTTTGCCTCTTGAATTGCTTTTTTAGCTTTGGTTAAAATGTTTTCAAAATGAATAACATCAGCATCAAAAATGTTTTCTATTGAATAATTAACTATAAAAATTTTAGAATCTGGAAAAACAAAAAAACCCAATGAATTTAAAATAATTCCAATTTCAGCTAATCTATTTTTGCGAACTTCAAAAACTTTTACTTTTTCTTCACGCTCTTTTTTTTCACGTTCGTTACGTTCTTTTTCTTGCTGTTCTTCAATTGCTTTTAACTTTGCATCGGCTTCGGCTTTTTCACGTGCAAGGAGTTCATTTTCGACACGTTGGTTTTCTTTTTCTTGAACTTCACTATGCTTTAAATCAAATTGACTTTGAACTCTATTTTTAGCTTGTTGATATAAAATATCAAACTCCTGAGCATCATAATCAATACTAAAATGTTTGTATAAAGTTTCTTTTGTTTCTTTTGCGTTTTGAAAAGTCATTTGAGAAATTAAAGCATAACAACAACTTTCAAAATCTGAAATTGTACTTTTAATCTTTTCAATTCTTTCATTCTCTAAACGTTCACGCTCCAAACGTTCATTTTCTTTGATTTGCTCAAATCTTTTTACTTCTTCTTGTTGTTTTTCTTCATGGGGCAAAGTAATCGAAATAAGCTCATCTGTAACGCTTTTTACTTCTTTACGAAATGAAGTCAATTTTGATGCAATTAACTTATCTTGACTTTCTAAAGATGTACGACCTTTTACTAATGCAGTACGATGCTTTTTAGCTAATTCATAAGTTGAATTATCAATAATTTCTACAAAAGGACATTCTTTGACTAATTCTAATTGTTTGTCTTTTAATCCTTGTAATTCTGGCAAGTTTTTAGCGTTTAAGCTATCTAATGTAATTAAATTTTCACTCATGTTTTTTATAAATTATTTGTTAAGTAAATCAATCCAATTTTTATTCCCAATTTCAACTAATAAAGTTTGAAAGTCAATAGCGGTTACTTCATCTTCAAAATCATACATATTAGAATCCATGATCTCAATCCATAGTTCGCAATACCATTTATCGTGCTTCTTGCTTATTCTAAGTTCTTTTTGTCCTGCCATTATTCAACTTCTTTAATTATTGTTTCAATAGGTAAACCCGTAATCTTTGTGTATTCTGTTAAACTTGAAATGATATCGGGTGCTTTTTTATCCCATACATCCAATGTAGCCCGTGAAACATTTAAAATCTCACTTAAATCTTTTTTACTGATTTGCTTGTCGAGTTTCTTTTGAATTTCAAATCTCATTTTCTCAACATTAATAGCGTGCTTTTTTTGTGCCATAATTATATATTTGATTGTTAATACTCTTTAATTAAATCCGAAATAGGATTGTTTATGTGTTCAGAATTTACGCAAGAAATAAGCCAATTTGATTTATACCATTGTAGCGGTTCTACATTAATTGCGTAATCTGTTGGAATTCGTTTATTATCTGGAAAATCTCGCTTTTTGATTTTCTTAAAAGCATCGTGAACTCCTAAAGCTTCAATTGTAAATAAATCGCATTCTTTTTGTTGCTCACCATATCGAGTGTATCGATACCAGATTAAAAGGCTGTAGGTAATCATGATTAAAAAACTATTTCTTTTTGATACGAATCTAATCTGTCTATTAAATCAGACTCAAACAATCCAGCCCAATAATCACAACCAATTTCATTCATTAAGTTTCTCAAATGAATAGTTGATTTTTTACCCATAAACCAAATTAACCAGCCATTACAATAATCTGAATTACGACTACATTTTTCAAAAGCATTAGAAACATAATTTTTTAATCCATGGTAAATTGAATCAACTGAATTGCTTTCTAAAGCATTTTTGTCAATAATAGCTAATGTTTTAATAAAGTAAGGATATACTTTTGAATAATTTAAAGGTGTTTCCATTTGTTTTTTTATTTAGTTTGATGTGGCTAAATTACAATAAATTATAATATATGCAAATATTTTTATAACTTTTTTATAAAATATTTTACACTAACAAATAAAAAAAAGGGCTTAACATTATGTTAAACCCTTTCAAACAAACAATAAAACAAAACAAAACCTTGCTTTTAAGACTGTTTTAAATCTTCATTTTTTGCAGTTGTAATATTTGTTGATATTGGTAATGGTGTATAACTTCCAGGAGCAAGTGAATTTAATACAGTAGCTATCTTACCCAATTCAACATTAATCAAATTATCTTTTGCATTTATTCCGCTTTGTAGTGGCTCAAATCTTACCATAGAGTAAGTATTGCCATTAAACTCAATAGTATTATCATTCTTTAACCAAATAAACGATTTAATAGCCTTATTTGAATCCAAAGAATATAATCTAACTTCACCGCTACTGGCTAATTGATTTTTGTTAATATATCCTAAAATAACACTTTCACTCGCATTGGTTGTATCTGAATAGATGGCTACCATATCTTTTAAGGGATTTGCATCTATTCCAAAAGGCGCAACTTCATCGGCTGTTTTAACTCCGAATTGTTCGACTTTTAAAATACGTTTTCCATTTTCAATAATAGCTTCTTTAAATTTACTAAATGAAATCATATCTTTTAATTTTTAATTGTGTCGTTGGTGACTATCATAATAAAATAATATTGGCTTTGGAATATCACCCGTATATGTTTCTGGTAAAACTAAACTCAAAGATGTTTTATCACTTTTTTCATCATAGGAATAAGAAACATCTTTAACCATATAACGTGAATAAGCAAAAGAATAAATTTCATGATTATGAACGTTTACAATATCGCCTGGCATAATATCCTCTAACAAATAATTTAATTCTAATTTTAATTGTATAGCCTCCAATTCTGCCGCTAATTCATTATCGGCTGCTTTCTTTGTATCGGTATCTTCACCACTACTTAAAACCTTTGTAGTAGGTCTGTATTTTTCAATTAAAGGATTTACAACTTTGTCAACTGTTGATACTCCTGCATTTTCACCTGACGGCTGTCTAACAACATTAATTTCACTATGCAAGCTTTGACCATTAAAAGAACTCGACATTGAAAGCGTATTTTCTTTATTAAAAAAGTATTTCGGCTTTTGTTCCGAATTTGGTTTAAACATTACTACTCTACCTTTAGCATCATGAGAAAGTAAAATATTTCTTTGTGATGTTAATTTAGCTAAATAACCTTTAATTGTATCCGTAGGACTTGCAGTAGTCTTTTTATAAGGTCGATTAACTTCATTTGTTACCGAACTATCAATGACTAATCCAATATCAAAAAGTCCACATAAACGATTAGCAATATCTTTTAAATTTAGATTATCACTTTGTAAAGGATATTGACTAACTGGAATTGTACAATCTTCTAAAATACCACTTAAAGAATAACCGCTAATTGATACTAGATTAGTTCCCGAATTGCTTTCAAAAGCAGTATTTAAAATCGTACCAGTAAAAATTAAAATCTTATCGTTATTAAAAATTTCTACTTTGTAATATTGCAAAGGTTTGAATATTTCTTTATGATCATCATTCTCTGGATTAAATCTAGCTTTAAACTGAAAAACAGAAGCTATGCTATCCAATTTTAATTGAATGCTAACTCCTGTAAAGAAATCCACGTTACGCCCGTTTATTTTGATTATCATACGTAATATTTTATTTTGCGTTCCTTTTTAATTCTAAATAACTCTTTTAGTTTTACGTCGTTAATCTGTCTAAAAGTTTCAATATTTTCATCTGTGGCACTTCCTAAATATCTATGCGTTAAAAGTACAATATTAGTATCTTTTGTTGTGTAAACAATTCTTTCTTGTTGTGCTTCAAAAGCTAAATTATAAAGATTAGCTAAAGTGTATAAAACCAAATCATTTAATTGTGTTTGTACCGTTGCATTTGGTTGATAGTTATTTTCAATTTCATAATTTGAAGTACTTGCACTATCTAATATTTGTAAATAATCTTCATAGATTGAAATTAAACTACTTGCCACTTGTTCTACATCTGTTGATACTGTATAATCTACTCCAAATTGATAGTTTACAGATGCATTACAATAACAAGCCATTAAACTAGCCCCTATGCTTTCAAAAAATAATTTATCACTTACAGTACTTAAAACTCTTTTTATTCCATTATAAGCTGAAATATAAGCGCTAATTTTATCTTTTACAGTTTGTTGGTAGTCACTAGGTAAATTTAATAATTGTTCACTTTTTAAAATAGCATCAAAACTATCATTCAATAAATTATCATTTGCTTTTTGAGCTTTTGAAAGTGCATTTTGATAATCTGAATAGGTTTCATCAGTTTGCAAATTATTAAAGGCTTTTGCTACTTGTAAATTAGCCTCTTTATTTTTTTGAATATCGGCTACTTCTTGAACTTTACGGCTTGAATATCCATTAGCTGAACTATTTAAAATTTCATTCTTTTTAAATAGCGTATTATCTTGAATTGATAAGTTACTTTTAGGATAATCAAAAACAATAGATTCCCAGAAATCAACTGAAATTTCAGTAATATTCAAATTGTTATCGTTTCTTGAAATACTTAAAGGCTGTCCTTTAATAGTTCCATAGTATGGATGCGTAATAGTCCAATATCTTTTATCTTCTGCACTAACTTCAAAAGATTCTGCTATGTCAACATGATTTTCGCCATCAAACCAAAAGGTTAATGGATATTTACTACTCTTTGGTTGTTTACGTTCAACTAAACTTTTAGGCACATCAATAAAATCGTAAATTGAAGTGTTAAATTCTTTTGATTTTTCACCACTTTTCCAAAGAGGTTTCCATTCTTTACCGTCACCCGTTTTAATAGTGAATTGTATATTTTCTAGTTTGTTTTGCCAACTCATTTTAAGTATTTTTTAAATTGAAATTCCGCTTTTTGAACATAAATAGCATCAATATTTTTTATAACCATGCGCCTAGAATCTTCTATAAAATTATGTTTTTTTGTTATAAATGTATTATCGGAAATATAACCATATAGTTTTTTTGTTTTTATACTTGTTTTTCTGCTTTTCATATTTGTTTTAGCTGAAGCAATACTATAAGCCATTCCACTCATTTTACCTTTTCTACCACCTTTAATCAAAAAGTTTTTAGAACCATTTTTAACAGCACTTGCAACAGCAGAAATATAAGCACTTTTTCTACTTCCTGTTTTATTTAATTGAAACTTAAAAGCTTCAGTAGAATCATGTAAATCATTTTTTTCAAATCTTGCACTTGATTTTACTTTTCCTGCATAATTTCCACCTGTTCTACTTTCTTTTGCTGCTAATAACTTTCTACCTTTTATTTTACCCCCAGTTTCTTGCTTTTCTAAATTATCAATTACTTTATTAGCTTTTCCATTTAACGCATTTGGGTTTAAACCAGAAATTGCAACCATTTTATCAACATCAAATCCTTTAGCTTTTTCATAGTTTGTTATAGCTCTAAAAAATGTTTTATTTCTTTCATTTTTAAACTTATGTTTAGCTACTTTTGGAATTAATGCTTTGTGCCTATCCGCAACTTCATTCAAAGTATTTCTAACTGCACTCGGAAAAGCTGACCTATGCAACTTTTCCAGTTTTGCAGTTAATTGAATTGATGCATCTGTATTTACATCTAATTTCATGCTATAAATTTAACTTGTGAGCGATGTTCATTTGATTTAAGTATAAACTACCATTTAATGAAAATAACTCGCCGTCAATAGCTGGAAAATAACCTATTGTTGTTTTGGCTAAAGTTGACAAATTATAGAAATCTAAAAAGCCATTTTTTAAAACATATAATTTATTATTTAAAGTAGTTCCATTTGCTGTTTTTTGAAAAGAAACATCAATAGTAAAATCTGAAAGATAATTAATTGTTTCATATGTTGCATCAAATTTTAATACAAAAAAAGAATAATCATTTACGTTTGTGTTTGCATCATTAGTAACATAAAGATTATCATTATCAGCGTAAAAAATAGGAGCTAAATTAACCCCAACATCTTGCGTTAAATCAGTTGATAAAACTATTACAGTATTCAAATCCAATAAATCAAAAGCATAAAACTCATAGTTATCAGTTGCAGGATTTAAAACAACACAAACTACATAACCTTGCATAATAAAAGATTCTTGTAAAATCAAAGTACCGTCAGATTGGTCAACACGAATTAAATTTTGCAAATCCCAAACTTGTATATTTTTATACAATTTACCAGAATCTAAATAATATAATTCGCTACCCTCACTAAATCTTAAAGGCGTTGAAATAATAGTTGGTAAAAAGTCAGGTGTTTCACTTAATTTACTCAAAGAATAAGCTCTTACACTAGAACTATCAATGATTACTAAAAGCTCATCACTTGCATTAAATCCACTAGAAGTAAAAGGTAATTCTAAAGTTCCACTCCCTTTAAATGTTGTACTACCTACATAAGCATCTGAAGCTCTAGCAATAAAAAAATATTTATTAGGTAAAATACTTAAATCAAATGGAACACTCCAAACGGAACCACTTAAAGTCAAAATTTGTTCAATATCGTTTAGTGAGTTTGGTAATTTCTTTAAAGCATCTACTATTTGATATTGTGTAGTATCGTTATCTTCTGTATTTGTTGGCGTAATTTTTGCCAACTCTAATAATCTATAAATATTCATTAAAACATCACCGTAAATTTCACGAACTACTGGAGTACCCGAAATAGTATCAGTTTCATTTTGAATATTTGCACCAAAAGGATAGTCTGTTGAACTATCCTTATTTACTGTTAAATTTCCTAATACTTTCATAATTATAATTGTTCAACTTTAATATGTATTTTTAAATTTTGCAAAACACTACCAGTTTCACCTATGCAAAATTGAAATTGATTGATACTAATTGGTTTGAAAACTATATTAGCAATTCTATTGTCATTAGTTATAACACCTTGACTTTCAATAAACATTTGACATAAATAGTTTGTGTCTATCATGTTATTTGCTAAAATAACATTTACAACACTTACCCCTGCAATTAAAGATGCATTTGCGCTTGTAAAATCTCCTGAAACTGCTAGAGGACCACTTGTGCCAGAAACATCTAAACCAGCGACCCAACCTTTATTTTTTATTGGACTTGCTCCGATTCCATCAATTATAACTTTGTCTTCTTTTGATAAAAGTCCATTTTGAGTTGTAGTAGCTAAATAAGTAGATGAATCTGTGCCGTTTACTCTTCTAGCAAAAGCAACTTTATTAACTAATGGAGTTGTAGCCTTTGTGTCAATTGTTCCCTCATTTTCTTCTGTTTGATTTGCTTTTTTCAAATAGCCAAACTCTCCAGTAGCTAAATCTAAATTAATAGCATCAACTTCACGAATTAAAGTAATACCAGAAACTGTTTTTATCAATCGTACATATTCACCACTTTTAAACCCTCCAACAACGCTAATTGTATAAGTAACATTATCTAGTCCTTTAATTTGTGTTTGAGCGCTAAAATCAACTCCAGATAAGCATAAAACAGATTCTTTTTGTAACATAAAACCTAACTTAATAGGAATTTGTAAAACCCCACTTGAATCCGTTAAATCTAATATAAAATCATTTTTTGAAGCTAAAGCACGCAAAGCATCTACCAACTGAAAACCATTAGTTTCATTATCTGGCAAACCATTATAATCTAAACCATAAAGTCGCATTAACTTATCCTTCATTTCGTGTAAATCACTATAAATATAGTTGTTTACGGGTGTTCCATTACCGCTACCAGTATTATCTTGAATCTTTCCATTTGGATAAACCGATGGACTTGAATTATCGATATTTGGTGCAAATTTCTTATCTCTTGCCATTTCTTAATATTTTAAACAAAGTTAATAAAAGTAAAACAAACCGTATGAGCAGGTTTTAATTTCAAAACCAACTCTTTAAATTCAATCAATCTATTTGCCGGAACAATAGCCATATCACCTAAATTTTCACCACCAATAAAAAAAGTACTCCAAAGGTTTTCACTACCAACACTAAATGTTTCTTTTACAATAGCCTCATTAGCTATAACATCAAAACTAACATAACCGTGTTGTGTTCCTATTCCATGCTGCGTATTACCTCCATGCTGTGTAAGTTCTAAACTCAAAGCTACTATTTCATCTGGAGTTTGATAAGGCGGTAAATTTTCATGTACATAAACATCAAATCCAGCTAATCTTAATTGACTTTCAATAAATAATTTATTTTGACGTGCTTCAATTCCTTTTGGATAAGCCATTTTTCTCAAAATAGCGTCTTTTCTTAATTCTAAAGACAAACTAGTATTTGTGATTAATCCCAATCTATATTCCCATAAAGTAGCATCATTAACGTCAAAATTTTCATTATCTGGAAAACAACTATCAATGGTTAAATCGGAATCATTTAAAACACGAATAAAGCTACGGTTAATAGCTTTGTGTAAATTATCAAATACTCCGTTATTTTGCATCCACCATGCACGCCCAGTAGGGTATAATTGACGTGCTAATACTGACATAATATCAGTTAAATTTTCGCCTTGTGCAGTTGGATAACGGTGCGGAACTCCTAAACCATGCGGAGTTCCTAAACCGTGTACCGTGCTATTATTTGTAATTTCGTAACTCATATTTTATGGTGTATAAGTTATATTTCTTAAATAAGGAATAAACCCTAAATCAAATTCAAATGAATTAACAGTAACTCCGTTTACTTGCATTACAAATCCAGTAAAGAAATTTGAACTATCTAAAACATCTGTAACTATACTTTGAACACGTCCAGAATATAAAATGTCATTTTTTGTTCTTGGTAAATCAGCTCCTGCAATATAAGGTCTAACATCTAACAAATAAGTTTTAATATTATTTTCAATAGAAGTTAAAACAGCACTCGAAGTATCATTTAAACCTATAATTTCAACATCAACTGGAATTGGTTCTATTGGTAAAACCTCTAAAGTTGCTTGAATTGGAATACGCCCCCTTTCGTTTAATGGTTTTGTTTCGTCTGGGTCAAACAATATAACATCTTCAACAGATTCAATTAAAGGTGTCGAAGGTGTTCCATATCCATCTGTTCCAGGTAGTACACTTTCAACATAAACTTGAACGGTACCAGCTTCACCATTTTTAACATAAGGATATACTTTTCGGACCCCTTGCGCATCATTTGCCCATATACGATAATCTGTACGACTTCCGCCTTGTGGCTCTAATTGTATAGCATCTAAAATATTTTGTCTATAAACTTCAATATCTTCACTTGCTAATGGTTGTTCAAGAACGTCTAAAACAGTCAAAGTTGAATTAACCCCTATTACTGGTTCAGTTATAGTAACTTGATCATCTACATCTAAATCAAAATTAACTCCACCGCCTAAACTTCTAACTTCAATTTCATCATCTGTGCCAGTTAATGTATATTCAGCATCTAAAATATAAAGTTTGTTTGGGTTTTTTGAATTTTCATTTGATTTAAAAGTAAGCGAATTTCTTAAAACAGCCCCAGCAGTTCCAGTTACTGAAAGTTTAAATATTCCAGATGTTGCAGGTCTTGGATTTCTATTCAAATAAATACGCCCTAATCTTTCAAGTGTTCCCCCGTTTGCTTCAATGTCAGCCGTATCTGGGAAAATGTTATTTTGAATATCGGATAAGTACAAATAAACTAGTTTAAATTGCGCTGCTAAAACTGAATCCATAGCATCTAAAACGTATTTTAAATTTGAATCACTTAAATTTAGCTTTTGTTTTAAGTCATTTGCAATAGCATCTTTCAACTCATTTAAGTTTGGAATTGCTCTCATATTGTTTTTTCAATTATTAGTTCATTTTTGGCATTATCATACACTAATTGTAATACCCTACTTTGTTGATTATTCTTTGGTGTAAAGTTAATAATAATTCTAATCTTATTTACTTCAAATATTTGCACGTCAATTGAATAATTTAATAGCTCCGTTAAATAGCTTAAATCTTCATTTATAGCGTTTATAATCGATAACCTACCTTGACTATTCAAAGCGACTGAATTAATCGTTTTTTCGGTAATAGAATTGAATTGTTTACTAGGTGTTTCACTAAAAAATAAAGAATTTGCCCAATAATCAAAACGCTCTTCACTTATTAATTCATCACCCCTTGTAACGGCTTCAATATTACCCCCAAATAACGCTAAATATACTTGTTGAAATAAACTCTCACCAATTAATAAATCATTGGAAACGATAGCCATTTCGCCACCGTTTCCAGATTCATGTAAATTAATATCTTTTGTTATCATAATTAAAATGCCCCTTGCGTTTTAGTTGTGTTTACTCCAATACCCCCAAAATCAGTCTGAATTGCTCCGATATTGTTTTGCTTATCATTTACAGTCATATTGATATTACCTTTCATTTCTGTTTTATTAACCATAGCGTCCTGTTTTGGTTCAACTACATCTAATTTTTCACGTAATATTTCAATTCCTTTTAAAGCTGGCGCAAGTAATGTACCAACTCCTGGAATTTTTGCTAACATTCCTAAAAGTTGCTGAACTGGATATAAAACAGAATCTAAAATAACAGCTCCTAAACGCTTAAATCCTTGAATAATTCCACCGCTACTAAAAGCCTCCACAATTGAATCCCAATGTTTACGTAAACTCATAAACAAATTTATAATCCAACCAATAGGACCAGTCATCAACAATATTGCAGCTCCCCAATCTTCCCAATAAGCAATAGCACCAATAATCAACGCTACCATAGCTGCAATTGCAACTATTATAATTCCTATTGGATTTGCGGTCATAGCCGCATTTAAAGCCCATTGAGCTGCTGTAGCTAGTCCAGTTTCTCCTGCCATTGTTTTTTGATAATATCCATACAATTTCATTGCAGAACCAGCGATAGTTGAAACAACAGTAACCCCTTTTATAATAGCCGATAATCCTAATAAACCTAAACCTAAAAAAGCAATAGTTTTTGTTAGTTTTGGATTTTCAGCAATCCACGTTGTAAAACTTGTAATTATCGGAGTTACATAACTAATCAACTGCGACAAAATAGGCGCTAATTGCGTACCTATAACTATACTTAATGTTTGTATGTTATTTTGCGCCATTGCTAATTTTCCAGCCATTGTTTCGTTTTTCTTAGCAGCCTCATCTGATATTGAAGTTCCTTTTGTAAAAGCATCATTAGACGCATTCATAACCTTACCTAACTTTTCATATCCGCTTCCTAAAGCTCCAACTACTTTAATTGACTCTTGACTGCCTACTTTTAATTGCTCTAAAGTCATTGCCAATTCACGTGGTTTTAATTTAGATAATGATTTTGAAAATTTAACCGCAAATTGAGTAGGGTCTGTTTGATACAACTTATTTGCACTTTCAACTGTCATTCCCATTTGATTAGCAAATCCAGTCATGTTTTTACCAGCAACTAATATTAAATTAGAAAATCCACCCGCTGCAATTTCAGCACTTAACCCAGCATCTTCTAAAAATCCACCCAATGCTGCCGATTGTTGAATTGTAGGCTTCATTGCATCTGGTAAAGCTCCAATTCTTAACATAAAATTATTAATGTTATCCGCAGAACCAGCCATATTTGAAACCTCATTAATCGCACTTCCCGCTTTTGTCATAGAAGTTGCAATATCAATATCTCTAGTTTCTTTAAATAAATTCTTTAGTTTGGCTACTTGCGTTACAGCCTCTTCAGTACTTCCAAAATCAGAACCCAAAGCAATTGCAAATTCATTTCCTGCTTTTGTAAAAGCTACTAACTCATCTTTTGCAACTCCAATTGTACCAGCTACTATTCCAATATCTTGCAAAGCACTAATGCTAGTACGAGTATTTTTTGACATATCTAGAATAGCTTTTCCATACGCCTCGCTTTCACTTGTACTTAATCCAGTTGTTTTGGCTACATCAGCCATCTTATCCTCAAATTTAATAGCAGAATTAACCGCTAATCCTAAAGGCGCTACAATAGCACCTCCAGCAATAGCCATATCACCAGCTACTTTATTTGCTTTTGTATTAAACCTATCTATTGCCGCAGTTGTTGAGTTACTAAAATTAGAAACGCCCGAAGTCATTTTACTGACTACGGACGTAAACTTATCAATTGCGGTAAACTCGGTAGGTATTCTCATTGTTGCAGCCATAATATTTATTTTTTTAGCTTTTTATCAATTAACTTAACCTCGTCGTACCAGTATTTTAAACCTTGAAAATCAAAGTCATCACAATACATTTCAGCTATTATTTGAGGTGACCATTCAAAATATAATACCACTGTTTTAATAATGGCATCATCTTCATCTAACGACCACCTGCCATAAAAACCGCTGCAACTTCTGAAATAACATCGTAATCTTCTGGCTCAAACAAATCCAACTCTTTAACAGTACAACCAATAATAAAAGCAATCAATCTTAAAGAGTAGTTTGCTACGTCTTTTGCTAAATCAATTCCTTTTGCTAAATCAGCCTTTGTTGTTGGTTTAATTCGAGTTTTAAATTCGATTACATCTTTATGAACTCCACCACCCTCACTAATTAAAGGAAATTGAAGCTTATAAGTAGGAACTTTATTTTCGTTAAAAACTAACTTACCTATTTGAACAGCTTCAACAATTGCAGAATGACTTTCTTTTACAGTATCATTGTCAATTGGTTTTTTTGAATATCGATTAATAAACTCTAAAACCTCATTAACTGCTACTTCTTCACTAATAACCTCTTTGTTTGTTTGTTTACTCATAGTTTTGTTTTGTTTGTGTTATTATTAAATTTTTTCTAAAACTCCACCGCCTGCAATTTTTAAAGTCATAGTTCCTGCATTTGAATCAGCTTGAATATCACCTACTGGACTACCTTTCCCTTTATAAATAGCTCCGTTAACCATTGAAAATGTCCAAACTCCATCGTCTGGATGAGAAGATAATTTTGTAATATTCTCTAATTCAATGTCATTAACAGTGTCAACAGCTACTGGCCCCTCAATGCTCCAACGAACTCTATTCATTTGTCGCATATTTTGACCATTAGAAGTAACTTGATTTGCGTCATCATTAGTTCTAATACCGCCTTTATCTATTGTAAAACTTTCGTTTGATTTAGGATTGAATCTAAATTCTCCTAAAGTATGCTGACATACAATTTCGTCAACATCGCCAAATATATAATTTGCCATATCTTTTTTAAATTTTTAAATTAAAATCCAGCCTCAACATCCGTACTTTCAATTCTTGCAATACCTGTTCTTTTGTATCTAAAAGTAGTTTCAAATCTATTTGGATTTATAGTACTAACTTGAACAATTAAACTGTCTTTTGAGAATTGTGGATCATTAATTAAGGCTCTAGTTGCTAAATCTTCAAATAAATCAAAAACAACAGCCTTCCACTCTTTCGGCTTAATAACCCCCGCAACATCTGAAACCTGTGTATCTAAAATTAAAGTTTTATCTTTTAATCTTATTGTTTCAAGTGTACGATAAGCATCTGACACGTTCCAATCAAGGTTCAAATTACGACAATAATTGTATTGTAATGGATTTTCTCCTTCTGGGTGGTATGTAGTTACTAAATCTTGTATTTTGTAAGCTCCATTATCAAGTATTACAGTTGAACAACCTTTTTTGATTAAGAAATCACGATTGTTGTAATCTGACATATCCCCAATATTACCACTTGCAGGAATTGGCATATCTGGATAAGACTTATTATTTACGTCCAAATGAGGTGAATCTTGTGCAATTCTAGCAAATAAAGCAACCACATTTGCAGCAGCCTCAAAAGTAAAACCTAAAGATAATGGAGCAGGACAAAGTACGTTTGTACATTGATTAATTCTATCAGAATCATTTGTAATTGCAGCTAAATCATCTTTATCATCCTTTACACTACCAAAATAAGCCATAAAAGGTTTAAAAATCAATCCAGAATAACGACCAGTTGGAGCGTCATCGTCAGGAAAACCGTTAAAAGCCTCAAATTCATCTAATATATCAGTATAAGGATTAATTACAGCAGTATACCAATCATCACCAAACTGAGCAAAAGAAGCAGCTAAACTAACTGTACCAGCTCCATCTCTACTATCTGTTTGAGAATAAGAAACTCCAGCGGCATTAGTTCCAAAATCAATAGCAATATTAATTTCAGCAGAAGTAGCACCTTCCCATTTTGAAGTCATTGTAACAACTCCTAAAGTATTAGTAGCTGAAACTGGACTTCCTAAAACAGAATTAATTGCATCTTTTATTTTACCAGCTATTACAGTTGGTGTATCACCAGTAACAACGCTAAAACCTAAACTTTGAAAATCAATAGAATCACGTCCATTAATTACAACATAATGCGTAGCGTTAGCCGTTGCTGTTCCAGTTACAGTCCACTTTCTTACAGTAGCACTAGCACCAGCATCTGAAACCTGTGGAAAAACAATAGTAGGTATTCCACCAACTCCATCTGAATTAATAGGGCGTAAAATTCGCATAATTCTATGAATAGGACTACCATATCCATATAATTCAGCAGCTTCTTTAGCGCTTGTAACCTCTCTTTTATCAGCAGTTAATCCGGATTGATTAGTTGTATTAGCCTCTCCAAAAACCGCTATAATTTGAGGTAAATTTTGAGTATCATTTGAAAAAAAACCCTTTTTGATTTTATATCCTGACACTCTTGAACGTCTGTCTGTACCAACAGCAGTTGAAATTGTACTCATATTTTAAGTATTAAAAATTAATTTATATCCTTTTGTTCCGCTATCTAATTTAGTAACGGTATCATTACCTGTAAATTCTAGTCCGTTCCACATTTGCTGACTTTCATTTGCTCTTACCGAAAATTGAAGTCGTGCCATTCTTACAAATGCGCCATCTTGACTACCATAATTATCATCGTACTGAATTGAATCAACAAAAGTACCACCGATAAAACCCTTTTGAAAACCTAAAGTTTGATATTTTGTTGAACTTAAAATGTATCTTATCCATCCCAAAATTAAATCTAACTTTTTGCGTGTGATTGTGTTTCCATCAAAATCAATAGTAGCGTTTCCAGAAGCGTAAACATCAATATTAAAAGATATATTACCCTGAGATATTTTCTCATCAATAGAACCAAAAGAAACGTTATTTTGTGAAATATTTACAATAATATCTTCAACAACGTCGTATGGTTCTTGACGTTCAATAAATATATCTAAATCTGAACTCAAACATTGAATTCTTTTTTGATTAGACAACTCTTCTAACAAAATAACTCCGAGCTTATCTTTGATAATCTCGAAGTTTTGAAGTGGTATTATTTCAGTAATTAAAACAGCCATTTTTATAATTTTAAGTCGCCAAGTATACAAACAATTAATCCTAAAGTTTCATCTGGAAAATTCTCTCTAACTACATAAGTTTTTACAATTCCACTTGAATCAGCAAAACTAACTTGATGGTTTTTTAAGAATATTTCTCCCTTTGAATTTCTTACCGGATAACCATTAGCAACTAAAACCGATTCATCTATACAAATGTGAACATTTTTAGAATTTATAGGATTTCCATCTGAATCAAAGTTAATATGATGTTTGGTGGCAAATCCAGTTAACGATAATGTTTTATCTTTTGAAGGTGTAACTAACTCAATATCCTCTTCAAACCCACCATTACTTACAAAGAATTTAGCATCTCGTTTCGCCAACTGGAATAAATTACCACTCATAACATCTTATTTTTTTGCCTTTGGTTTTACTTCCTTTGGCTCTTTAACTTCAATTTCTTCAACTTTTTTTGTAGTGTCTTTAACCTCAACCACAAAACCAGCTTTTACCAATTCATCAGCATTACCCTCTAATTGACTTTCATCAACAATCTCAGGATAATAAGCAATTTTCTTATTTTTCAGCTGATGTCCTACTGTTAAAATTTGAAACTTTCTCATATTATGCTAAAACTTGCATTGTGTAAATCTTATCAATTGTAAAAGGAATTACAAGCGGAGCAGAAGTAATTTCTAATCCTGACTGCATAGTTCTCTCATTTGCAAATGAACGTAATAAATATTTAGCCTCAACAACAGTTGGAACCATAGCATTAGTACCACTAATATTTAATTCATTCATTGAAGGTAATCCACCAAAAACAGTTTTACCTTGAAAATCACCAGGCAACATAACTACTTTGTTTGCGTCTAAATAATAAACAGTAGTACCAGATGCATTAGTATATTTTTCATTGTAAGTCCAAACATTTACAATAAAATCACCAGCTCCTAATTGACCATGAAAAGCTAATCCGCTAGCTTCATCAAATTGAGGCATTGCAATATTAACTCTATCAACACGTCTTAATTCAGCTTGTTCTTTAAATTGAGTAGTAGCCATCATAGCATTTAAAGCTTCTGAACGCATAATCATATTCACAACTCCAGATGCAGAATTACCAACGTCACGTAAAAAACGTAATCCAGCTTGAATGTCATCTAATGGTTTTGCAGATGCAGCAACACTCCAATATTCACCAGCAGTATCTACATTTACTTTTGAGCCAGCTTTACGTCTGTAATCGATGTTATCTCCATTGATTAAAGTAACAATTCCAGTTTGTAAAACCTCAGCTTGTTGTTTACGAATTGCACGTTCAATTTTTAAACGCTCCTTTGTCATGTTTTTTAACGCATTTTGAGCTAATAAACGGTTGATGTTAGGATTTGTCATTACGCCTTGCGCAATAGTGTTCATGTAAACAGAATCAGTATTAAAATAATACTCTTGTTTGTAGTAAGGCGGAATGTATTTGTGTTCCGATACTTTTGATGTTTTACCAGGATTACCCTCAGTAAATCTTTGAACGTCAACAGCGATTAAATCGTTATCACGTTGCACTTCAACATCAACTTCTAAACTTGGTGTAGTTTCTTCTGGGAAAAAACCTGTAAAACCAGCTCTTACTGGAATCATTTCGTCAAATGCACCCACAACCTTTGACGTTAACGCATTACTATGCTCTAATAATGAAATAGCCATAATTAATTATCGATTTTAGAATTTTCAACAACGTTTTTCAAAACGAAGCCTAAATCAGTTAATACATCTCTTAAACATTTTCCAGTTGTTCCAACAACAGTATCTAAAGTAACACTTGCGGGAAATTGAATTAAATTAACATCAATATCACCACCCGTACAATAATTAGCTGGAGTTGTTCCAGCATCTGCTAAAGTAACTGAACTGTCTAATTTTAAAATTCCAATAACTTTTACCAAGTCAGCCCCAGATGTTCCAGCAACAGCAGGTAAAATGTTTGCAGGTGTTCCAGTTTCTCTTATCACTAAGAATCCACTTTTAAAAGTAGCTTCTGCACCTGTGTTATTTTTGAAAGTAGCCGTTTGATAACGATTTCCAAACAAAAATAAATTTTCTAAAGAATAATCTACTGTACTTTGATTTCTAGTAGCATTTCTTTGTGTAGCGTCAATTCCGTACATATCAAAATTATTTTTAAAGTTTACAATTTAAACCCGAAAGCATTTTCAAGTTCTTCATTTTTAGGATTACCACCTTCATTAACTGGAGCCTCAGCAACAACAACTGCATCTTGTGAATCAGATTGTAATTTCTTAATCATTTCAGCTGAATTCATTTTAACCATAAACTCCTCTCTTTGGCTCGCACTAATTTCAGCACCTCCCTTAATACCTTGCGTTACAGCTTCTAAATCTGTATTAGCATAAACCATCCACGAAGCAACTCGCTCCCTTTCAGCATTTGCACCTTCGCTTACTACACTTGAGTAAACTTCTGGATGCGACTGTTTCAATTCCTCTTTTGTCATTTTTTTTTGAGAATTAATTAAACTTAAATTTGAACTTGAATTATTTTTTGAATCTTCTAAAACCATTTCAACAACTTCATTAAAACTTGCAATTCCATCGATAAAAGTGCCTATTGCATCTTTTGAAAATACAGTATGTCCGTTATCAAAATCAGTGCCTTTTAATTGTGATCTGTTACTTTCTACCATTGCAATAAAGTTTTCGTTTATTGGGTCAAGTAACTCATTTACTAAAAGCTCATAATTATCATTATCTAAAGCCTCATTAAAAGCTTTGTTTTTTTCAGTTGATTTTGTAGCATAAAGAACGATGTTCTTATAACCGTCCCTATCTTCATGAAAAGATTTTTTACCTTCAAAAGATATCATAGTACCAACTGAACCAATAGTACTCATATTATCTTCTGCAAAAATCTTATTACCAGCTGAACCAATACCATAAGCTGCACTTGCCATAATACCGCCTTTTTCAACTAAAGTATAAACTGGCTTTGTTTGTTTGATTTCGTTTATAGTATCAGATAAAATACTAACAGCATTTGAAGCTCCACCTCCAGAATCAACTTTTAAAATAAAACCCTTAATTCTATTGTCATTTGCCATACTAAGCATTTGACTAGATAAGTCTTTTGTTCCATAACTTGAAGCTCCTCCACCTTTGGTAATAGGACCATTCAAATTAATAACTCCAATACCTTCAAAATCGTTGTCGTTACTTAATTGCCATGTTTCGGTAACTAATCTAGTTTCTTTACTTTTCACATTGTAAAAAGAAATACTATTGTACTTTACGTCTGGAATTTCTAAAGTAACCCCGTTTTGAACATTTTTAAGAGTTGACATTAAAGACTGAAACGTAATAGGGTCAACGCTCCATGCATTTAATCCGTAAATCTCCCTTGCTAATCCGAAATTCATATACAAATTATTTATTTTCTTTACAAATATAAAGTAATTTTTTTAATAAATAATAAAAATCAAAAAAGCTACCATAAATGATAGCTTTTAAGAATCTAAACCAAATAAAAAAAATTATTTACCCATTGCCTTTGACAATATTACAAATTATTTTTTAATTGATTTACAATTAAGTCGAATTTTTTACTTTGAGAATTTACAAACCAAAATATTAAAGCAAAAAAGAATAATAAAATAAGAAACAAACCACCTAATCCAAGTCCTAAAAAAAGCATTGTATTATCAGTTTCTTTGTCTTTTTTATTGGTTTCTTGATTAAATTCTTTTTTTGAAGAAATAGTATCTTTTATTATTTCACGTGTATGAGTATTATTGTAAACTACTTTTGTGTTTTCAAATAATTCAGTTTCTCCTTTTGAATTTGTAAATTTAATAGGTTTTGATAAATCTACAGGCTCTAAATTATAGTTACTTGAATTTGTCCATCTATTAGTATTACTACCTGCATTTATGTTTTCTTTTTGTTCAGTTTCTGTATTTTCTTTATGCTTTTTTATACTACCACATGAACATATTCCTAACGTCAGGAAAGTGATAAATATTAACTTTCTCATTATTTGTGAAATTTAGATGTTGAAATAATTGTTTTACTTAAATCGTGAGTTTCAAAAACTGGCAAACCAATAATATTAACTCCAATTTGAAAAGACACTGATACAATTAAATTTTTAATTTTTTTCATAATACAATATTTGTTTTAAATTATATACAATATTAGTTAAAATTTATATATTTGCCATGTACAAAATCAAAGCACCTAGGAAAGCTTTGTTTTTCAACTCGAAATCTGGCAAAATTAAACCGCTATTATATAGCGGTTTTTTTTATTTATATTTTTGGATAAACAATTCCGTTTTCAGTTATTGTAATTCCTTTATCTACTCTTTGTTTTAAAACTTTCCAATTAAAACCAAATGTTTTTTGAAAATGTGGTGCATCAGGAAATTTTTTCCAATCACCGCCCCATTCCCAACCAGCATCTTTGAATACTTTTACTACTTCCATCCAATCGGCTGTTCCATCAAAATCAAAATCTTTTAAGGTGTCCCAAGTTGCCGTTTCAAAAGTTCCGTTTTTATCTTTA